CGACTCCAAAGGCTGCGACCCGAGCTGAGAAATTATCTCAGAAATCCAAAACTTTGGAGATGAGGAAAAAGAGGCTGGACAAAACATTTAGACCTGAGATGTTTCCCTCAATGAAAGTCGATATATCGTCTGATTCGCAGGAATTCATTGAGGAATCTTTAGAGACTCTCAAATGCTTGTTAAGAGAGGGACTTGACATAAATGTTAAAATTCCCTTTCAAGAAGAAATGCAAACCCTACTCAATTCTGTAGGTTATGCTAAGAACATTGTTTTTGATTTTGTGAGGATGATTGTCTTGTGCATATCTGAATTCGCAGATTCTACTCTTCTTTATTATGTAAGATTGATTTTGGGTTTGGATGCTATGAGACCCCAGATGCTTAACACTATTTCATCTTTATACTTATACAAAGATTTATTTCTTAGGTACATGTATGAGGGAGATTATCTTAGGCTCGTCTCTATGTTTGGAAAGATATCATCTACTAAGAAAGATATTTCCAGTATGACAGAAGTTTGTATTGACATCTTTAGGACTATTGTTCTTGCTATCAACAATGCATTGGGAACTGATTTGCCTTTATTTTTGAACAGCACAGATCCTATTGACAAATGTTATGCAACTTTGTATAAGTTGAGAAAGGAAATGTCAAACGGTATCATTAGTGACTACGATTTTGCTCAATGTGCTTATGTACTGCGTGAGGAGGTTGAACTTATAATGAGATCGACACAAGAGATGAAGGTTAGAGACAGTTGCAGTTATTTATTGTCTTGCTTGAGACCTATTTTGTCCTATTGTGATACAAACATCAATCCAAATAACGGCCCACGTACTGAACCCTTGACTATCATGATTTGTGGACCGTCCGGTGTAGGCAAATCAACTTTTACTATGCCTGTTCTGCTAGCATTGATGGCAAAGGTTTTGAAAGGCAATGATTTGGAGACCTTTATGGAAAACCACAATGAGCTTATTTTCTACAGAGCCAACGAGAATGAGTTTTGGGATGGTTACAAAAACAAGCAGAAAATCATTGTTTATGACGATTTCGGTCAAAGAAGAGATACATCTGGGTCACCCAATCCAGACGCCTTTGAGTGGATACGCCTTAAAAATACAGCACCTGCTCATTTGCACTTTTCATCCATAGTTGATAAGAGTAAGCACTATGCTGTCCCAAATTTGATTTACGGAACAACAAACAGGTTTAAGTTGCACTTTGATTCCATTGTGTCTAATGAGGCAGTTATTCGTAGATTTGACGTTGCGGTTATACAGGTTCCAAAATTGGAATTCTGCAAGGATCCTTTCGCTGAATCTCCCAACGTAAGGCGACTGGACATGGATAAATTGAGACAAGTGTATCCCTTTGATCCTGAGGATCCAGAAACATTTGCAGTATGTGATGCAATTGAATTTATAGAATGGGATTTTAGTAAAGGGTGCATCAAGGATGCAGCCAAAACTTGGAATTTTGATGAGTTCATTAGTTACTGTTCCAAAAGGTACGTTGAGCTTCACAACAAAGGTGATAATATGCTTAAATTCCATAGATTCATTAAGGGAAAGTATGTCCCCCAAATGGATACTGATTTGAGTGATAAGGTCAAAGAGCAATTTGATCAGGTGGAAGAAGCATCTGAGTCAAGATTGAAGGAAGCTATCAATCATACATGTAAATTGGTTGATGAGAAATTCTCTCATTTTAAGATAGTAGCAAGTGAATCTACTAAAACCTTCTTTCGGTTTCTATCCAACAATGCAGTTATATGTGGTGCAGGAGCTGTTATGGCCGGGCTAGTGCTGCATTTATGGGATGCTAGTAAAATCCAACAGAATTATGACAAATCTAAGAAGGAAGTAAGAGATGCAAGGCAATCTGCTAGAAAGGCTAGAGCTAGAG